AATGCTCGGCCACGTCCAGCTCGGGTGCACCACGGTTGGTGAACGCGCCCTCGAATCCAGGATTTTGCACCAAGTTCGTCACGGGTTCCTCCTCTGGCGGATTCTCCTCCGCCTCTGTCCAGCGATAATCGTGCGCGAGCGCCTGTTGAAAGTCGGCGATCACGCCTTGCTTCCCCTCAATGAACCATTTGTCGTAGGGCGGCCATCGGTAGAGCACCAGCGCCCGGACCGTTGGCCCATCGCCGGCCCGGTTCCAGGCATCGATCTCGCGGTATGCATTCTGCACCCAGCCTCGGTTTTCATCGACCCACGGGACGTCCTGATCCGTTTCCGTGACGTAGAGCGGCAGGCCGTGGTAACTTGGTGGCAGCGCTTCGAGAAAGTCACGGTAGCAGCGAAAGTGGTAATGGTACATGCCAAAAGGCGCGCCCATCTTGACCGGGTTGTAGACCAGCTCGGGGTCGCCGCCGTGGGTGTAGGTGTGCAGCGCCAGCGCGTCCGGGCTCACGTCCAGCCACAACAGTTCGTCCAAGACGTCCAGCCAGTAAAGGACCCAGTCGCCGTCCGGGTTGCCGGGGTACTTGGTCTGTGCGTTCCACGGCGCGGGCGGCGCGACGACGACCTGGTCACCCTGGTGTCCGGGCAGGGCATGGATCGCCCGCCAGCAGCGGGCGTAGCAGTCCGCGTACTCGGCCGGCAGGATCGGCGTGTCTTCGGGCCGCTCCTGTCCATGGTTGGTCTCGTTGCCGATAACCCAGATTCGGCAGCCCTCGCTGGCCGCTACCCAGTTAGCCACGCGCTGCGCAAAGGCGTCATAGTACGCCGGCAGCGGGATCGTGCCCTGCGTGCCATAGCCGTTGTTCAACCGAGCGATGACGCCCAGCCCCTGGTCGGCCCAGGGCCGGTAGTTGTAGCCGCCGGTGTGGGTTGGGTCGTGGCCCAGGGCATGGGTGAACACGAGCCAGCCCGGCCGGCCGGCGTTGACCATCAGGTGCTCGCCGCCGGGCTCGTGCAGCCCGAAAATGTAGGGCGATTCGCCCCACGGTACTTCGGCCATTCCTTCCTCCCTTAAATCCAGTAGCCGTGGATCTGCATGTAAATCTCGAACGTGGCCGTCCCGCTGGCCTGGATCTCATAGTACACGTCGCCGTTCACGTTGCACGGAACGATCAAGCAACCGCGTCCCCATCGATCGTTGGCCGGCGGGCAGCCGAACGAAAAGCCGGTGCCCGCGACGTCGCGCGGCCCGATGGTGATGTAGCAATCGTTGGTCCCGGCCCCGCTGTCCCGGACCGCGAGGGAGAACAGGACCATCTTGATCCCCGCCGGCGCGCCGAACACCGAGGACAGGTCGAGCAGCGTCCGCGAGACGTCGCTGTACGAGTCGCCGTCAAAGTTGGTCGACGCCAGCGCACCGCTGTACAGCGGGCAGGCAGCATACACGTCATACATGGTGCTGAGCCCGCTCCCGACCAGCTTGACCAGTTCCCCGGTGTAGAACACGTCTCCGGCCCCCGGCGTGCGATCCGAGTCCCCAGCCAGGAAGCCCGCCAGGGTGTGGATCGGCTTGTTGCTCTCTACCACTTCGCCCGCAGTGGGACCGTCGTACACGCGCAGGTACGTTGCCCCGGAATAGAGGCTGATCAGCGCCGTCTGGGTCGATTCGGCGTGCGTCAGCAGGTGCATTTCTGCACCGTAGCCCGACCGCTGCGCCACGTCGAGGTACAGGCCCGTGCCCATCGTGTCCCCGGCCACGGCCCAGACGTCGGCCCGCGTCGCGCCGCCCTGCGTGAACTTGATCGAGCGCTCGGCGGCCTTGGTCGTCGCGGCCAGCAGGGAAAAGCCGGTCTTGCCCAGCCGCACTGCGCCGGCGCCGGCCATGACCTCGCCCTTGTAGGTCCCCGAGGCGTACCAGGCGACCTGCAGATCGCCGGCGGCGTCCTCGCCGAACGCGCCAAGGTCACTGCCGCGTTTGCCCATCCAGACGCGCCCGCCACCTGAGTCGAGCACCTCGACGCGCGTGCCGTCGATAGTCGTGTGCCCAATCAGACCCGGTTTCCAGGCCGTGACGATGTTCCCGCGCTCCAGTTGCACGGCGTCGAAATATGAGTAAATGGTTCCGTTATCTGCCGTGCAAATAGACAAAATGACGATCCGTGCTGTCACTGCCTCAGTCGGTACGGTGTTCGTTGTTGAGTAATGCGACCAGACGGTGGCTGTGTCCACCGTGTTGGCCGCATAATCCGATTGAATGGTCGCCCCGCCGCCGTTCTTCCACGCCACCCACAGGCTGGCCCCGGCGTCACTGGCCAGCGCTGTGCGTATCCATCCCGAGAGCACGAAATCGTCACCCTCTCGCAGCCCCCGTTTTGCAATAGTCACATCCTGATACAACATCCAATACTGACCGCTGACGTTCCCCGCGGTTAGTTGGATACGCTGTGACGTGTCGCCAACAACATACAATCCTGGACTCGTGGGCCGGTCTACTATTTTATTAGTCGCATCCCCGCCCTCGGCCCAGTCGTCGCTGACTCCATCTCCATCATCGTCATAGAGGAATGCGCTATTAGTCAGCGTGTTCCCCCCGCCGATGCCAACCAGGAGCTTCTCCGCAGTCACCGTGCCGTCGATCAGCGCGTTGCCGTGCACCCGCAGGCTGTTCGCCGGGTCGTAGGCCAGCCACTTGTCGCCGGCGTAATCGCCGATGAAGGCCCCGTACGCGTCGCCGGTGTAATCGGCCAGGCCGTTCAGGTTGCCCAGCCGCAGGTGCTCGGTCATCGTGGACCAGGGACTGCCGGCGTGGGTGAATACGCTCAGGTAGGGCGCATGGTTCAGGTCCGCCGTCAGCAGCAGGCCACCGTCGCCGCTGACGCCGTAATCCACCACCGGCGCGCCCTCCGGGTAGGTGACGTCCCGCGTGCCGCTGGCCATCGTGCAGCGATAGCGCTGCGTGCCATCGCCCATGTCCGTGCGGTCGGACACGGTGAACCAGATGTCGCCGATCCCGCTCGCATACTCCGATTTGCAGCGGCAGACGTCGCCGTCTTCGAACAAGAAGCCGCCGCCAGGTGGGTCCTCGACCATCATCAACCACTTGCCGGTCACCATGAACTTGAGATCCGCGGCCGGCGAGCGCGCCGTCCAGGCTCCCTCGTCGTACACGTACAGCACGCCCCGGCTGTAGCCCGCCGCGTCGTCGATCGTGACCTGGTAATAATTCGTGTCGTCCAGCACGTCCGTGCGTGAGAGAACGATCCAGTAGGTCGTGCCGTACTCGATGGCGACGTCGCCGGGCGACAGGGTGACCGCGAACTCCTGGAACGACGTGGTGAGCCACCCGGCCGGCAGGTCGAAATAACACAGCTCGGCGTCCGGCTCGCCGCTGTCGTCGGAGTAAAGCGCTATCCTGAGATTGTCCGCCGGCGATCCCTGCTTGCGTGCCCATACGTGCACCTTGTGCGCCAGCCAGGAGGTGTTCGTGCCCAGCGACCACGACTGCCCGAGCCGCTCCTCGGCGTTCGTGCCCACATCCTCCTGCGCGCTGCCTGAGAGGTGCTGCTCCACGTCCGGGACCATGTCCTCGGCCAGCATTCCACCGCTTTTGGTGATCAACATCGAGCCGGCGCGGGCCTCGATCAAGTCCTTCACGAACACCGTGCTGTGCAGTGCGCCGCGCACGTGCAGGTTGTTGAACTCGGCGTCGCCGCTGGCCTCGATGGCCCAGCCGCTGATCCCCGGCGCGTAATTGCCTGAGCGAAAGGCGTCGCCGCCTCCCAGGCCGAGCACGTCCGCCGCCATGCGGGTCAGCTCGACGTCCGTGCCGAACTGCAGGTCCTGCCCTGCCGCCACGCGCAGCCCCGCCCCGAACGTCCACAGCGCCGAGATCGTCTCTGCTATGTCGTGCTCGGCATAGTTGGTGTGCAGGTCGCCAAAGTCGCCCGTGCCGTGGTTGACGGTCCGGCTCACGGTCAGCACTCCGCCCCCACTCAGGGCCGTGCCCGCCGAGATCGACTTGTTGAGCTGGTCCGCCCGCAGGCCGGTCACCGTCTGTCCCTGCGCGTTGACGCTGAGGACGAACGGCGGCTGCGCCGACGCCGGCCCGAACGTGTGCTGCACCGTGATGGTCCGCGCCACCGAGACGTGCACGTACTGGCTGTGGTCGTCGTCGCCCAGCCCGGTCAGCGCCGCACCATGGTCCAGCGTGCCTCCCTCCGGGTTGGTCTGGTGGGTGTGCACGCCGATCCCGCTGTGCCCATCCTTGGCGGTAGCCGCGACGTGCGTATCAAAGTTACTCTTGAAGGCCGAGACGTCCACGCTGTCGACCGTCACCCCGCCGGCCACGTCCAGGTTGCCGGTGAGCTGCCGGCTGCCGTCCGTTTTGAGGAATTGGGGCGCCTGGCTGTCGGCCAGGCTGCCCGAGTGGTGGCCGCTGGACAGGTCGTGCGGGCTGGGCGCATAGACCCCGCCATCGCCTCCGCCTCCGGCGTCGGCGATCCAGCCCAGCACGATGGGTTTGATTTGCCTGGCAATGTCCGTCGCTCGGATCATCCGTCCTGCACCCGCATGATATCCCAGGCCGACGGCACGCCGCGTGCCTCCGGCGTCCAGATCCCGGTCTTGGCGTTGTACGTCGCCCGCTCGATGAAAAAGCGCGATGGGTCGGCCATGCGCGACACGTCAAGCGTGCCGGGTATGACGTCCCGGAGCAGCGCCCACTTGCCCACCGGGCAGGTGTGGGCCACGTTCTCGTTGCCCCAGCGGTCGGATGGCGTGCCGTTCCCGTCGACCAGCACCTCGGTCCAATACTCGTCGAACTCGGGCTCCTCGTAGATGCGCAGCCGGCGATCGCGCGTAACCTCGACCAGCAGGCGCCGCCCGCCCTCCACCCCCGCCTCCAGCAGTTCCTGGGCCACCTGCAGCGCCGTCGTGTCTCCGCTGCGGTAGGGGCTGGAACGGTTGCCGCTGGCGTCTATGACGTCGACGCCGATCAAGAACTGCCCCGCTGCGCCGACCAGTTCCTCCAATTGCCGCGTCGTCTCCCACGTGCCGGTCACCTGGAAGGTCAGGTCCGCGGCCGGCGAGCGCGCCGTCCAGGTGGCGCCGTTGTAGACGTACAGCGCGCCGCGGTCGTAGCCTGCTGCATCGTCGATCGTGACCTGGTAATAATTGGAGCCGCTGAGCGAGCCGGTGCGCGAGATGACAATCCAGTAGGTCGTGCCGTATTCCAGGGTCACCGTGCCGGGCGACAGGGTCACCGCGACCTCCTGGAACGATGCGCCCAGGTTGGCGGCGTCCACCGTGCCCGAGCACAGCTCGCTGCCCGGCGCGCTCCCGTCATTGGCGTGAACGGCCACCTTGAACGCATCGGTGGGGCTGCCCACCTTGCGGGCGTACACGTGCACCGCGTACGCGTTCCACGAGGTGTCGGCGACCAGGCTGAACGACTGGCCCAGTCTCTGCTGCGCGCTCGTACCGACCGTCTCCTGCGCCCCGGTCGTCGTGTGCTGCTCCAGGCCAGCCGCCTGGTCGTAGTACACCCAGCCCAACGTCTCCCACCAACCCCGGCACAGCAGGGAGGCCGAGAGGTTGCCCTGCCCGCTGGCCACCTTGAGCGTCGGCGCCGGCCACTTGAACGCCTCCAGCAGGGCGTCGCGCTTGCCCTCGGCCACGGCCTGCAGGGCGTCGGCCAACGTGCCGAGCAGCTCACGCTTGCCGTAGATCGAGACGCTGTCGTCGTCCTGCGCCCACACGGTCGTGGCCCGCGTGCCGGCCGTCTCTGCGCCGGGCGTGACGTTGGAGTAGGCCACGGCGATCCGGTTGTACATGCCGTCCACCGAGACGCCGCACTGGATCGCGCCGATGCTCACCTTGGCTTCGGCCACGTAGCCCCACCACACCGACTCGTCGCGCTCGTCGACGATCTCGACCGGCGCGCGCAGCCATTCGAGCAGTTCCCAGAGCGCGCGCGGGTCGCCGCTGGCCGGCAGCTCGGCCCGCTCCGGCCCGCCGATGGCATGCCAGGAATAGCTGCCGACCAGGATTTTGGCTTCGGGCTGCGCTTCCGGATCGGTGAAGTCGCGCCGCTTGAACACCGGCTGCAGGATCACAGCGTCAACCTCCGCGGGCGGTAGTAGGCCCGAATCGAGTGCGTGCGCGCGATTTCCGAGTTCTGGTTGCTGTTCCCGGCCAGGAAATACAGCCGCTGGTCCCGTCCCGGCCAGAGGTGAATTGGCCGGCCGCGGCCCAGGTAGTGCCCGGTCTTCTGTGAACCCGACCAGCCGTCGGTCCAGATGCTGCCGGCAATACCGTCGTCCACGATGCGGATCTGGTATTCCGCGCCGTAGCCGCGCGGGATCAGCGCACGCCAGCCGTCGAGCGGCGTAAGCTGGATATAATCCCAGACCAGCGTGCCCCCACCGGCCTGCCGGCCGTAAATGCACAGATCCACCGGGTAGAGGCTCGTCTCGCCCGGCAGCCAGGGCGGGATCTGCATCACGCCCAGCGATTGCAGCGTGTGGTCGTTCAGCTCGATCTCCCGCCCCTCGGCCACCACGGTGATCGGCGTGCCGGAAGGGAAGGTGATTTTGGGCTGGATGAAGCAGCCCGTCTCGGGCGGATCGGTTGGGAAGCGGGCCAGCAGCCGGAAGTAGTTCCCGGCGCAGGCGCCGAGCAGCGCGGTAGAGAGATCGAATCGCAGCAGCAGCGTCTGCGCGTCCACCGGCCAGGTCGAAGGCTGCTTGTACCCGCCACTGCACGAGCCGTCACTCTGCGGCGAGGCGCTGCCGGCCACGTAATCCCGGTCCTCGGCCTCGATGATGTGATCCAGCGAACCGGGGCTCGACCAGATGTTCTGCCCTACGTACACGTCCCATGTGCGGGTGCTCTGGTTGTAGGTGTTCGTGATCTCCAGGCGGATCGGCGCCGGCAGCACGCCCTCCACGTCGTCGCCGTCGATGGCCACGTAATTGTCGTGTCCTGCTCCGCCGTCGTCGTGGTTGTGGATCGTCCGCCCGCCGGTGCCGCTGCCGTTGCCGTTGGCCAGGGGAAGTTCGCTCTGCGGTCCCTCCCAATAAAAGCGCCGCTTCCAGGACAGCAGCGCCCGCGCGCCGGGCGCACGCCAGTCCATGCCCAACAGCTCGTTGCCCAGTTCCAGCCGCCCATAGAGCAGCTCGGAGCGGTATATGTCGCCGCTCGCGCCGGGCTGGAATTCGACGTACACCCGGCTGCCGATGCGCCGCCGCTGCCGTTCTGCCGCCTCTTCGAGCAGCATCTCCAGGGCGTTGACCTTGGCCCGGACCAGGGCCGTGGTCGAATCGACGATGGTCAGCTCGATCGGCTCGGCGACGTTGCGATGGGCCACGGCGAACACCTCGCCGCCATCCTCCAGCGCCCAGGCCGTGGCTTCCTCGACCGTGGTCTCGGGCGAGCGCGGCGTGTATTGGGCCAGCGTGATCGGCCCGCCGGTCAGGTTGACGGTCGTCGTCCCATTTGTCACGCGCAGCACGTGCGCCACGTTTCACCTCCCTGCCAGGTACTCGGCCACCCGCCAGGCCAGGACCTCGACGTCCACGTCGTCGCCCACGCGGTCGACGCGCACTAGGCCCTCGGGGATCTGCACCGCCGGCGGGTAGGCCCCCGCGCCCCCCGCACCGGCCCAGGCCGGCACCGTCGCCGGCACCGCCCGGCTCAGGCCGACCTGCATCTGCGGCAGCTCGACCGCGGCAACCGCGTGCGCCGCCTGGGCGATCTGGTCCAGCCAGTCGGCCATCGGCGGCGGCGAATGCCCTTCCAGCCACTTCGGAACGCGAACGCCGCGAATGGCGTCGGTCAGGTTTTCGATCCAGTCGGTGACCGACTTGACCACCTTCTTGATCGCCTCGAATGCCTTCTGCAGTGGTTCGAGCACCGCGTCCTTCTTCTCGCGCAGTGTCTCCATGAGTGAAGTCCACGCCGTCAGCAGCCGCGTTTGCAGCAGATCGGCCAAGGCTTCCAGCACCGGCTGCAGGTCCTCGCGCCAGAATTGGCCCAGCGCGTCGAGCACTGGCTGCAGCGTCTCGCCGATGTAGGTCCCGATCTCCTGCAGGGCCGGGAGCAGCACCTCACGCCACACCGCGGAACCGATCTCCAGCGCCTTGCCCAGGGTGACCTCGAACAGCTCGACGATCGCGGCGAAGAGGGGCATCAGGTACTCGTCGATGAAGCCCCACACTTCCTGAAGAGCCGGGAGCAGCGTGCCGTTCCACAGCTCGCTCAGCGCCTGCGTCGCCGCGCCCCACTTCTCGCCCAGCCAGGACCACGCGTCGGTCAAGGCCGGGACCAGCGACTCGGTGATGAACGCCCACACCGCCCGGATCGCCGGCAGCAGCGTTTCGTTCCAGAACGCGGACAGGGTCTGGATGGCCGCCGGTACGTTCTCGCTCAGCCACTGCCATAGCGTTTGCAGCGCCGGCTGCAGGTGCTGCTCCCAGACCTCAGTCAGCGTGTCGCGAATGCCTCCCCAGTTGTTCTGCCAGGCGGCGACGAGCAGCCCTACCGCCGCGGCGATGGCCATAATCGGAAGGAGCACCGGCGCCAGCGCGGCGATCGTGGCCACGGCTGCGCTGATCGCCGCCGCGGCCCAGGAGATGAAGGCCGGCACGACAATGCCCACGACCAGCGCCGCCAGCCCGGCCAGGATGGGCAGCATGTTCTCGCGTACAAAGCCGCCGAACTGGTGCAGGGCCGGCAGCAGCGTTTCGTTCCAGAACGTGGACAACGCCGCCAGCGCCTCGGGCAGCTTTTCCTTGAACCAGGCCGCCAGTTCGGCCAGGATCGGCCCCGCCGTCTCTTTCAGCGTTTTCCACGTCGCCGCCAGCTCGGGCTGCAGGTGCTCGCGCCACAGCGCGATGAAGAAAGACAGCGCCTTGCCGCCCTTGTCGCGCAGCCAGTCGCCGAGGGCCAGCAAGACCGGGAGCACCCGCCCGCGCACGAAACCGGCCACGGCCCGCATGGCCGACAGGAGCCGGGTCTGCCAGAACTCGCCCGCCGCCGAGATGGCCGGCGGCAGGCGCTCGGCCAGCCAGCCTACCACCTGCGACAAAGCCCCGGTGATTGCCGGCGCGCTATCGGCGACAAAGTCGGCCCCCCAGCGCGCCAGGCCGGTCAGCGCCGGCTTGACCTCGTTGAACAGGCGGATCTTGAGCGTCTCCAGCGTGCCTTCCAGCGATTCCATGGCCCCGGCGTAGGTATTGGTCCGCGCCTCGGCGACCTCCTGCGCCGTGGCCGCGCCCATGATCGCGTCCTCCATGTCGGTCCAGCCGGCAACCCCCTCGGCCAGGAGCGTGCTCAGGGCGCGCATGCCGTACGTCCCGGCCAGCACCTGGATGTAGTGGTTTTTCTCCTCCTCGGTCAGGTCGGCGAAGGCGTCTTGCAGTTGGGTGACGATGTCCGGCAGGCGCAGCATGCGCCCTTCCTGGTCGTAGAGCGACACGTTCAGCGCCTGCAGCGCCGCGGTCACCGAATCGGTAGGCCGCATGAGGTTGGTCATCATGGACTTGAGCGCCGTGCCGGCCTCGCTGCCGCGCACGCCGCGCTCGCTCAGGATGGCCAGCGCCGTGTTGGCGTCCTCCAGCGACCAGCCGAACTGCGCCGCCGTGGGCCCGACGCTGACCAGTGCCGCAGCCAGCTCGCCGACCTCGGCCACCGAGGCGTCCGCTGCCTGTACAAAGTTGTTGGCGATATCGGTCGCGCGCTCGGCCTCGATGCCGAAGGTGGCCATGGCCACGGCCACGACGTCCGACGCCTGGCCCAGGTCCAGATCCGAGGCTGCTGCCAGGTCGATGGCCGACCGCAGGGCGCCGCCGAGCTCCGCCCCTTCCTCCATGTAGGCGTTCAGGTTGGCGAAGATGTCCTCGGTGTCCAGGCCGGCCTTGTAAAAGTTGGTCATGGCCGCCGCCGCTTCCGAAGCGGAAATGCCCACCAGGCGCGTGTCCTCGCCCACGGCGATCGCCGCGTCCTGGAGCCGCAGCAGGCCGTCCGCCGTGGTGTCCGCCGCCGTGCCCATGATCGCCATCTCGCTCTCGAACGCCCCGCCCACCTGCGCCACGTCGCGGCCCAGAGAGACCAAGGGCCGGATCACGAAGCGGTCGAAGGTCTGCCCGACGAACTGCAGCGATTGGGTCAAGCCGCCCAGCGCCGTCAGCGCGCTCCTGATCCCCGCGCCGTCGTAACCGATCCGTACCTCGCCGTACGCACTTCCGAGCTTTACGGGCATTTCACCGCCTGCGCCCCGGATTCATGCTCCAGGGCGGCTTGAACTTCCTTTATGCGTGCCTGTAGCCTGCCGATCCGCCGCCGATGGTTGAGCCGTTCGAGAGGCAGCATTGGGTCCGCGGGCCGCGCGCTGATCGCCGTGCGCAGCGTTTTGTTCAACCGCACCAGCCGGGCGTGGAGCTCGCGCCCCCGCGCCGTGAGCTCCAGGGTCGTGTATTCCGCCCCGCAGTGCGGGCAGGCGAAAAAGCGCCGTTCCCCGCCGCCGGGCAGCTCCTCGGTTTGCGGGCGGATGCGAAAGTTCCGCCCGCACTCGTCGCAGCGAACCAGGTTCATCATTACGGTCTCCCCGTGCACCTCTGCCGCACAAAGATGGCTGCGCACCGGCTCGTGCACCTCTGTTGCACAAAGCCGAAAACTCACCAAATCCCGTCCGGGCCGATGCGCACCTTTCGCAGTGCCCGGCCCCGCAGGGCGCGGAAGCGCGTCGTTCGCGCAGGCCGTTCTTCCTGCCCCTTTTCTCGGGCAGGGCGCAGCAGCCCGGCCAGCGTGTATTTACGCCGGCCCTTTTTGTCCGTCTCGGCCAGCCGGGCCTCGACCCACGAGCCGAAGACCACGACCGCCCGGTCGAGCTGGTACGCCGCCCACGGGTCTTCGACCCCGATCGCCGCGCTGGGCAGCGTCCCGTAGCTACTCGCGATCCGGTGCAGGTTCCACGCCTGCGTCGGGTCGCGGACGAAAGGGCTCCAGTTTTGCCGCCCCTCCGTTGACCCAGGCGAAAATGGCCAGCCGATCCTCGTGGGACACCTCTTCGATCCCGAGCTGCTCCTCGGTCGGCTCGCGGCCCACTTTGGGCGCGACGAACGCAGCAATACACACCGCGTCGATCGCGCCCATCCATTCGGCCAGCTCGCCGGGCTGGCTCAGCATATCCAGCACGTTGGCCCGGCTCTTGAACTGCTCGGCCTTGACCACCAGCGTGCCTGGAATCTCCCCCGTCAGGGCCACGTCCAGGATGTGCACCCGGCGCAGCAGGGCCTTTTTCCCCGAGGGCAGGGTGACCTCCTCCGGCGCGTTGGCTTCGCGCCACTCACGAACCGTCATTGCCGCCATTTCAGCGCCTTTCTAGGCGCGACGAACGCCGCGCCGCATCCTACGTAGCAGGTAGGTCCGCTGCCGTTTCGTTCTGCACGATGTCCACGATCCCGTTGACCCCGTCGTCGACCGCGAGCCCGCTGCAGGAAGTGACGAAGAACTCGCCCTCCGCGAACGTGCCCTCCAGCGACGTGCATTTGGCTTTGAAGAACTTCACGTGCACGTCGCCGCCGGCGTCACCGAGCGACTTGCCATAGATTTTGATGTACGGGAACTCGTCGCCCGCGGCCACCGACATGGTCATCGTCTTGGTGGGTGAAGTCCCGACCTCCGTCGCATCGCGCCCGGTGAGCTTGGCCCACGCCTCCAGGCTGATGCCCCCGGCTTCCAGCGACCACTCGATGGCCTCGACGAACGCAACCGCGGCCTGCAGCGCGTCGTCCCCACTCAGCTCACCGCTGCGCACCCGCTCGCGGTAGGCCAGGTTCTGCCCCCGCGGCAGGTCCACCTGCCCGTCGTCGTCGGTCAGTTTTACGTCCCGCAGGCCGAACGGCATCTCACCGTAACCAGCCATGTCTCACCTCCTCAAGCCCCGCCTACGAAGTAGGCAGGTCCGCTGCCGTCTCATTCTGCACGATGTCCACGATGCCGTTCGAGCCGTCGTCCACGCCGATCCCGCTGCACGAGGTGACAAAGAACTCGCCCTCGGCGAACGTCCCCTCCAGCGACGTGCACTTGGCCTTGAAGAACTTCACGTGGATGTCGTCCCCGTCGTCGCCCATGCTCTTGCCGTAAATTTTCACGTACGGGAACTCGTCGCCTGCCGAGACCGTCAGCGTCGTGGTCTGGTTGGGCGTCGTGCCTTCCTCCGTAGCCGTGCGCCCGGTCAGCAGCGCCCACGCTTCCAGGCTGATCCCGCCCGCCTCCAATGACCACTCGATGGCCTCGACGAACGCAACCGCGGCCTGCAGCGCGTCGTCCCCACTCAGCTCACCGCTGCGCACCCGCTCGCGGTAGGCCAGGTTCTGCCCCCGCGGCAGGTCCACCTGCGTAGTCCCGGCCATGTTGGTAATCTTCACGTCCCGCAGGCCGAAGGGCATTTCACCATAACCGCTCATTTCATTTCCTCCGTACCATTGTCCAATGGCTCTATCGTTCGCACCTGTTCCTGCCAGGCCGCGATCTGCGCGGCGTCGATCCCCGCCCGCTGCGCGATCTCTGCCGCGTCATCCGCCATAAGGTCGTGCAGCGTGACCACGCCGCCCACCTCCAGCTCGCGCGCCAGCGCCTCATCCACACCGGTCAAGCGCGTCGTCTCGATCTCGTCGACCCGCTCAAAGCCCTCGTTGGTGATGACTTCCAGGTAGTCAGCCGGCCGCACGTAACACTCCCAGCCGTTCTCCCGCTCCCAGACGTAAAAGGGGCGGATCACCCGCCGCACCGCCGGCCGCGTCCACCTCACGTTCGGCATGGTCTTCCTCCTAGCCCCGCCGCACCATTGCCACGTAGCGGCTGATGGCCAGCGAGCAGCGCAGCGCCTCATCGCGCACGTCCATCACGTCGTCGCTGTGGTCGATCTCCCAGCAGCCCCCGCTGCCTGGCGAGACGCGCTCCTTGTGCAGCAGCGCGTAGGCCCGCGCCCGCGCTGCGTCGATCGAGTCATACCCACTGCGCTGGTAGAAAAGCAGCGAAAACGAGAGCCGCGCGCTGTGCCACGACGGCCCGGCCGGCGCGAGGCCAGTCAGCCGCAGCAAGGCGCAGGGCAGGACCTCGCCATTGTCGTCGAACGCGTCCGGCGTCCCCTGGCGGCTGATTTCACCGCCTTCGACGTCCGCCGCGTCGTACAGCCCGCCGGTCAGGACGCCCATCAGTGTGCTATCGTTGCTCAGTAGGTCGTAGATCGCCGCGCGCATCGTCCCGCCTCCCTACTTGAACAGGTCCCGCAGGGCCTTCTCGATCTTGGGAATGTAGGCTTGCATGGTCGGCCACAAGATCGCGTATTTCTCGCCGTGCGCGAGCTCCAGGAACTCGCCGTAGAACATGGTGTGGCCCAGGACGACGACCAGTGTGCGCGCGTTGCCGCCCGGCCCCGTGTCCTCGCGCGCGTCACGCCGGAAGGCCGCCGCCTGGGCGGGTTTGGTCTCGCCTTCCTTGCCCGCTAGGCCCAGCCCATCGACGGCAAAGAAGATGCCGCCCCTCGCGTTGCCGGAGCGGTCCTCCCAGGGCACGTTGTCCCGCGCGTCGTTCTGCATCAGCCCGCCAAAGTGCGCGCCCAAGGCATGCACAAACACCTTGGCCCGCACACCGTACTGCTGGAGGGCCTTCTCCAGGTCCGCCGGCGGTTTGATCCAATGGATGCCCGTTTTGACGGCCATTATTCCACCATCCTCGCCTCGGCCACCGTCGCTGCGTCGCGGTTGGGACGCACGAACACCACCTCGTACAGCACGCCATTCGCGTCGTTGAAGCGGTCGCCGGTCTGCAGATCCGCGTCCGCCGCAGCCAGGACCACCACGCGCGCCTCCGATTGGTGGCTGCTGTCGCCGCTCCGTTCCTGGCTTTGACCGCCGATCCGCGCCAGGCGCACTGCAAGCGAGCCCACCTCGCTGCCTCCGCGCCGCACGGTGATCGACTCCTCGCGGTCGCCGCGCACGGCAGCCAGGTCAGCGATCATCTGCGCCAGGTCGTCGCTCGAAAGCACAGCTCACCTCCCTAGCCGGTCGTAGCGGCTGCGCATTCCAAACGGCGCGCTGCTGTCTTCGGCCAGCGCCGCCTCGTACTGCCGGTCCTCGGCGTCCGCTGCTGCGCGCAGCTCGGCGGCCAGTTTCTCCTTGTTGACCCGCTCGTCGCCTATGGCGTACTGCCACGCCTCGTGCGCGGCCTTGTTGGCCTGCAGGCGCAGCGCCAGGGCCCGGGCCCGGTGCATCAGTGTCGCCTCATCGGCCTGGCCCATCCCCACGTACTGGCCGTCGATCAGGGCGAAGCCCGCCGAGTACCACAGGTCGCGTGTCGCGTTGTAGGTCGGCGTGGGCCAAAAGACGATCTGCCCGCCCTCGACGTAGTACTGCTCCTCGAAGCTCGATCCCACCGGTACGATGCCGTCCGAGGTGAGCAGCACGCCCGAGGCAGCATCGCCGGGCCACTCGACCCGGATCAGGCGCTGGAAATCGGCCGGCAGGTCGTAGGTCGCCGTCCCGGAGACGATCTCCAGCTCGACCACCTTGCGCCGCGCCGCGACCCGTGAATAGTCGGCCACCGCATCGACCACGCACTGCCGGTACTGCGCCTCGCCCGGCACGTCGTCTCGCGCCGGCACGTCCGCCTGCAGGCGCGCGATCAGCTCGACCAGGGCCGTTGCCTCGCTGACGATCACGATGAAGCTCTGGTCCTCCGTGCGCCCCGCCGCAGTCGTGATGCGGTTGGTGACCACGTAGCGTGCCTGGTCCGTCCCGCCGCTCAACCA